ATAATTGACATCCAGTTGAAGAACTCTATCATAAGGATATCCGCGATCATAATCTAAATCGCGAACCTCATAATTATTTCTCTTTCCTGGCTCAAACCTAAGAGGTGTATAATATGGTATCTCTATTTCTAAAGTACCATTAACACTACTATGATTCAAAGCACCGCCAGCCAATCCAGTAAATGGACCAACTTGAGCCTCACCTGGAAATGCCCCACCAGTAACAGCTCTCCTAACTATTTCTAGCGGATTCTGTAAACTAGTGGTTATCGTTTGTGTTGATTCATCATACAAATTTGTTTGACCAAATCTAACATTTCGATGCTCAGCTCTAATTTGCATAGGTGAACTCGCTGCCTGTGTTGGAGAAAATTTCCATCTAATGGCACCACGTGCACCAGCATACCCTAAAGTGATATAATTCAACAATGTCATATTCACAAAGTTATAATCACCTACAGGAGCGAGCGTTGGCGTAACTGCATTAGGCATGAAACCTTTCAATCTTGGAAAAGCAGCTCGTGAAACGAGTAAATGCTTAGCTCCAAGCAAATCAGATTCAACTGGAACTATGCGCTCATGGTGATTAAACCGTTTGATCAATGGTCTAAACGATTCAATAATTTCGCCATAATACACATCACCTACCTTTGTGGACATACCAGCAGCAGTCATGTCCATACATGGTTCTTGGGTTGGCTTATTCTCAGTTTGCATATCACCATCTGGATGTATTGCCTCAGACATGTGTGCATCAAGAATGGTTCCACTCTCAACCTCAATGTCCTCATCATCTTTTAATGGCGCTGACATTTGAGGATCAAATCCAATTGGCACAACTTCATATCTAGATAATAAATTAGTAGGTTCTCGAAATGTAAGGTCTTTTCCACCTTTAACATATACATTCACCTCAACATCATTATCAGCAGTACTATTCGGTGTTGTAAGTTCATTCAACACTGAAATAGAAATTGTACCATTGAAAAGAGTATCACTAATTGCTGCATACTGTGTCGTTGAATACACTTCTGTAACAGCATCCAATCCTGGTGCTGGCATCTCCATAAAAGTTTGTACCTGATTCATAGGAATGGAAATGGTGCAATCATTCGAATGCCTCAAATCAATAACCTTAGAATAAGATGTCAAATATTGACTCAAAGTTGCGTCTCCAGCCACAACGGAATTGTAATTTGGATCGTAATTAATCCTCAACTTTCCATTATGCATCTTAGAACACACAACTTGTACACGAAACTCTAAAGATCCAGACCAAGTATTAAATGGCAATGCAGCATAAGCAACTGAAGTCAAATATATTGTTCCAGCTCCATTCTCTCTCCATATCATTGGATTAACACGACAATTCCATAAAAAGGTCTCGACATTGTCACCTACAGCCCACGTAAACGTGTCAAACCACGATTCATGGCTAACTATATTCTGAATTGATAATGGATCAACCGTACTAGAAGTGCCACTAATCCTTGGATCTATGGACATTTCCTGCTTATCATCCACCGTTAATTTTGCAGATCTATCAGGTACAGTTGTCAATGCCAAAGAAGACAATGCCTCTGGTTTGTAAGGCTCCACATTCTTAGTTTGTGGTGGTCTGCTCATACCAAACAATTTAGCCATACTAGCGACACCTTTAGCAGCCATCTCAGTTGCGTCCGCGTATGGTCCAATATACGGAACTTTACCTAATTTGGCCGCCATTCCAGCAACTTTTGTAGCTGGACCTGAAATGGCTCCTTCTTTATTGGCTTCATCAATTTCTCCCATTTGTGGTTGTAAAGCAGTGCTATCAATACTAGTTGCAGCCGCCAATTCAACATCCTTCATCCATGCAAATGTGGTAACAGTTACATCATTATTTGCACCATTTGCATGTTTCAAAGGATTCAAAGTACGCAAGAAAATATTGCCAAGATTAATCCATTCTCTCTTTGTGATATTAACATAATCACGATGATAAAAGAACGGCAATTCCATATACCCACCTGAAGAATCAGATGGATCAATGAAAACCTTAGGCAAACTAGTCATACGCACTAAAGGTTCTGGCGTCAATGTGTTAAAATCAGA